AAGAGATTGAAGGTCATTTCCAGTTGCACCAGAGATAGACGATACTTTCGACATAGCTGCTTCAAAGTCCATACCTACCCTTGTGGCAGCTGTACCTATAGTTCCAATTCCTGCTGAAACTGTCGCTACTGATGTTGTTACTACTGATGTAAATTTTCCAATCATATCAGTAGCTTTAGAAGTCACTGTACCTACTGTTCCTACACCAGTTTTGGCAAGTTTTTTTAACTTAGATAAGCCAGTAGAAAAACCGTTGCTGTCAATCTTAGTATCAAATTTCAAACTTCCGTCATAGCTCATATTCTCACCTACTTTTTTGCAAAATAAAAGCGCACACCATTTCTGATGTACGCTCGAGTGTTAAATTTTAATAATTAAAATTCATAGTGTGACCACATAGATATTATTTTTACTGTCTTTTCTTCCTCATAAACCATATATACAAGCCTGTGCTGTGAATTAATCCTGCGTGAATAACACTGCTTGAGATTTCCGACAAGCCTTTCATATGGTGGGGGATTTTTATACGGATTTTCTGCTATAAGTTCAAGAAGATTGCTGACATTCTTTTTTAAAGCCGGATATTGCTTAATCTTTTCCTTATCTTTTTGAGCTGATTTAGTAATCATAATTTTATAATTACCATTCAAATTCTTCACACTCCTCAAGCGGAGTATTTACCCCATTTTCAAGTTTTTCTTTCATTCCTGGAATAGAGGTAAGATAAAGAGTTTCCATAAGGCTGTTATATTCGCTTTCACTTATAAGAACCGCATTGCCATTCTTAGTATTGATATTCACAGGTTCGTTATACTTAATGGTTTGTTCTATAAGCTCAAAAAGCTGTTTTCTGAAATTTGTTGCATTTGTGTTAATCATTTTCTGCACCTCCATTTATATTATATGTACATTATAGCGTACATATAAGTAAAAAGCAAGTGTTTTTTCAAGAAAAAGCGCTCTCGGGTGAGAGTGCTGACTTATTTTTAAAAATTTTTTAAAAATATTTTAAAAAATTAGAAAAAGCGTTGACAAGCACGATATATCGTGCTATAATATAAACATAGAGAGGAGGTGAAAAAATGAAAGGCAAATAAATCGACGAGCTAATCAAGTTGATTGAAAACCTCGAAAAGCTCGTCATCAAGATTATATCCTTAGTCGGTTGGGTTTTAGTCTTGATAAAGATTATTTTCGGATAATCCGAAAGGTGGAGAGGGAAGCAGTAACTTCCCTTAAAACCACCTATATTATAATATAAGCCTTTCAATAAGTCAATGAAGAAAAAAGTAAAATTAGTTTTTCATATCATTATGCTTGTTGCACTTGTATCTTTTCTTATCTATCTTATTATTCTAGTCATTGGAGGTTTTAGATTATGAATCTTAAAGAAATTCGATTATCAAAAGGTATTTCCGTTCCTAAGCTTGTTGAACTTTCGGGAGTACCTCGCAGAACTATTCAAGACATCGAAAAAAATGGAGATTGTAGAGTATCAACTGCTATTAAACTCGCTGACGCTCTCGATGTAACACTTGATGAGCTATGCCGTATATCAAATAACAAATAAGCAATTCCCACTCGATTATTTTCGGGTGGGAATTATTTCTTCATCAACATTTTTTCAATTTCGCTAATTTTCTCGTTTTCGCTTTGACTTTTAGGCAAGGCGTGTAGTCTTTTCATCTTACTGTAAAATTGACGCTCGCTTGCAGACATCTTACTGCTGATTTTCATAGTGCGGTAACCCATAATCTTTACAATCTCACAATCATTTGTAAGTGATTTAAATAGAGCATTGAATTTCCACCAGTGCAAATATTCTATGCTTTCTAAATCTATGCCGTATTGCTGCATAAATGCCGCATAAATATATCCGTCATCATATTCAAAATCATAGCAACGACCACCTTCGGACTGCTTAGAACTGCTTTCTTTCCTATCCTTTCCACAAGAATAAAACCAAATAAGCTTGTCAACTGCTTCATTGAAATTGGTAGGTAATACAGAATAAAATAATTGTAAAGCGTTGGCTATTTTAAGATGTTCAGGAAAATCATCGTCAAACATCATCTGTTCAAATAATATTGCTGTGCGGAAGTCTGAATTTATCTCAACCTCCGCACCGTCAATATTAACGCTCTTTGGAGCATTATCTATAAGCAGGCTCATTCTCTTTTAATTCTTTCGATAGAATACTTGCTAAACAATTTTTCAAATTCTTGATTTTGCTCAATTTTACTTTGTTCTATCGCTTTGATAACCTCACCAAAAACATTTATGCAATCGAAAAGGCTCGAACCGTTTTTAATCAACTTTTCCGCTGTTCCTTCTCCAAAAAGTTCATTTATGAACTCTGCAATAGCATTACACTGATTTCTGACAGCTTCTGATTCAGTTTTTGCCTTTTTTGCTGCGTTTTTGCACTCATCAAAAACTTTTTTGCTTGCTATTTCAACCTTTTCGAGAACATCTGCGTCAAGAAAATCGAGGTCCTGAACCTCGTGTCCCATAATAAGCATTATTTATCACTCCTTTGCTGTAAAGGTTCTTGTGCTTGTATTAAATGTGCCCTCAATAATCTCACCGGCACCAAGCAAATTACCGCTTGCACCGAGGTCGCCATCATCATTAGAAAAGCTTGCAAGCTCAACTGCGACCTTGATTTTTCTTGCATTATATGTATTTTCAGTGCTTGCAACAGGGCTACTCATATCTACCATAACATAATCTCGCTCTGCATCTGCACCCGTGAGCTGTTTTTCGCCGACCTTGCAGATAAATTCAACAGCTTCCTGCTCACGAATCTGGTCAAGCTCAAATGGTGTTGACCAGTCATATCCGTTTATAGTCTTTGTTGCTGACTTATCACAAACATATCTTCGTGATTTTGTCTGTGCAGCAGGGTTTTCTTCAAGGCTTTTAAAACCTGCACCCATAAAAGCAAAGCTTGGTGCTTCTGCACCTGCCTCTGCTACATCAATGTAGTTTGCAATAGTTCTTCTTTGTTTAATACTCATCGTTTAAATCTCCTTTATATAAATTATATTTTGCGGATATTTGCAATTGATACTGCACCGCATCATTCATATTTTCATTAGGTATTGCATAAAGCATACCGTTTGCACAAGTTAGTTTGCGAAGTTCGCAACTAAAAATTTTGTTTCCAACTTTAAACTCGAAGTGTTGACCCTTAGCATAGTTTTCAAGCCACATTTGCAGTTCAAGCAGGACGCCACTGTTTATAATACGGTCATAATCGTTTATAGATTGATACACCGCATAAAGCGAAAATGTATGCTGACGAACCTCATCACCGTTCACATAACGCTTAATAAGCGTATCTCCGCTTGAAGACAAACCGTAGTTCGTAGGAGTATCTTCTGTAAAATCAACATGAATTTCATTGCACACCTCTGCAATCTTAGGAAACTCCTGTACAATGCTTTTTACAAATTCAATTATATTCATAAAAGATTTTGTGCTCCTTTCAAAATTTGTTCCTTGCGGTCAGCTTTCATTCGTTCGAACCATAGCTTACCAGCTCGAGGGTGCCTACTCTTGTTATAATGCAAATCCTTGCCAGTAAGAACTTTACTTTCTCCCTTGCGAGCGTAAGATGAGCCTGTAATACTTGAGACCATCAGCTTGCCGTAATACTGGTATCGAGCGTATGGTGAGTTATATTTTATCTCACCACTGCCAATAACTGTTCCACGAGTTGCCGACTGCATCATCTGCCCGCTTAGCATTGGAGTGTAGGGAAACATAAGTTCTATGCACTCGCGGTCAACAAATTGTTGTGCCCTTGCAAACTTGCTTGTATAAGTTTTCTGTATATCTGAGTTCAGAATTAACTTTCCATTCAGCTGCATAAGTTCACCTACTTTGCTGATATTTCAATGTGCGGAAGGTTTCCGAACATATAATCATCTATGCTCATAACCGTAACTGCATTGTATGTATTTTTAAAATTCTTCATACTTTCCGAAATTGTCTGTTGATTTGTATTATCAAAATCAAAGTCACATAAACCTCTTACAAGCATATCCTTAGCCACTGTGAGCGGTTTAACATCATCGGAGTATAAATATATCGTTGTGCTATCCGCTGTCTGTAAACCACTTCTAAGGACATTTCCTGCTTTATTTTCACGCCAATAGACGCCGTTTATGATATGCCTTGTAAAACCTTGCGTAGCTTTATTGTAAAGATATAGCGTACAATCTGCGTTTTTCAACATCATCTAAGCCCCCTATACAGCAAGCCTGTGTCTGATAACCATTTATACACTATTTCTCGTATGTCTGATTTCAGGTTCCTTTGTTTATTCGAGGTGCTTTCGTATGACTTTGACCAGCCACCAACACTTTCAGATGATACACCGTCGTTATCTGATTGCTCATAGCTATAAAGCTTTTCCGCAAGCTCACAACAACACATTTTTACACATTCGGGTATATCGCTTTCGTCAATGTTATCACAAGTATAAAGCTTGATTTTCTGCGTTGCCGACCTTGCATAAAAAGAAAAAGCGGTATCAATAACCGCCTTTTTACCACAAAGATAATTGTTTTTATAGAAATCCTCGTCTGCATAAATTGTCATTGATACCACCTACTTTCATCACTTTTTAAACTTTGCAATGACAACCTTTGATTCATCGCTAAGTGCAGCAATATAGTGTTCATCTGCAGAAATAATTGTCTTTCTTGCGAGAGTTTTACGCTCTGTTTCAATATTTACATTACGCTTCAGATAAATTGTAAGTGCTGCAGTTTCGTCCTCTGTTTCGTTATCCTGATTCAACTTAACAATCGGATTAAAATAGCAAGGTGTAGTAACCTTTGTGACCTTATCGCCTACCTTAGCATTAGGAAGTGTTTCCTGAACTTCGGCAATATTTGAATTTGTTGTTGCTGTTCCTGAACTATCAAACTTATACCATTCTGAATATAAAGGAACTTTCTTTGATGGAACGATTCTTGTATTGGCAATCTTTCCAATTTCTCCTGTCATAATAACATTGCCTGTATACTTATCAGCAGAGATAAAGTCATTATCCTTTCTAAGTACAGTAACCTGGGCAGGAGCGACAAACATTACCTTTTCGGTATTAACTTCTTCGTTAAACAGGTCGATTGCGTCTACTATCTGAGCATATGAAATAACCTTCGATGAGCCGTCAAAGCCAAGCGGAGCTGTAAGAAGAGCGTCCATTGCGTCATTATCTATCTTTGAAGCAATAGCTTTAGCAAGCTGATTATTGGTTTCTCCGATAGGATTGCCATATCCGCTAAGTACAGATTCATCGGTTAAATCTACCGCTTTCATAGCTTTTTTAACAGTAACCTGACGAGTAGAGGTTGTAAGCTTTGTTGTGCCTGCTTCAACTCCTTCTGCAACATCTTCGGCATCACCGATGTAATTATATGACGGCACTGTGATAGTTGAGCCGGGTGTGCCTACAAGCGTATTATCAATCTTTGCAATAGGTGTTACTACCATCTTTTTATCTACCTTTGCGGAAATCATATCCGCCATAACCTCTGGGTCTATGAGGTCGCTAAGCTTTGTTGTTTCTGACATAAATTATCATCCTTTCAATTGATTATATTTTTCAGGGTCTGACTTTTTGAGAGCAAGCC